CTAAATGGGTATTTTTTCGCGTTTTAATACGCAAGCACCACAAAAGCAGGAATCATCAATTCTCGCGCAATATGCGCCGCAGTTAATGTCTGAGAATTACAATCTTTACAATTATGGTGTCCTTGGTATCCGTCGCGAAGAAGCAATGTCTATTGCATCCCTTGCAAGATGCCGCAATCTAATTGCAGGAACAATTGCTTCAATTCCTTTAGAGTTATACCGCAAATCAACAGGCGAAGAACTAGGTTCACCAGTTTGGTTAGAACAACCATCTAAGTCGCAGCCACGTTCAGTAACTATTGCTTGGACTGTTGACTCATTACTATTTTACGGCGTTGCATATTGGAAAGTTACAGAACTTTATGCAGATGATGGCCGTCCTGCTCGTTTTGAGTGGGTTGCTAACACTCGCGTTACATTTGATTTGAATATCGAAAACGAATATGTAACTCAATACTATGTTGATGGTTATGCAGTGCCAATGGAAGGCCTTGGCAGTTTAATTACATTCCAAGCATTTGATGAAGGCGTATTAGCACGCGGTAAAGAACTTATTCGTGCAGCAGCAGATTTAAATAAGGCTGCATCAATTGCTGCGGCAACTCCAATGCCTTCAGGCGTACTAAAGAACAACGGTGCTGACCTAGACCCTAAAGAAGTCCAGGGATTATTAGCAGCGTGGAAGTCTGCACGCAATAACCGTGCAACTGCCTATCTCACATCTACTTTAGAATACCAAGCGACATCTTTCTCACCTAAGGAAATGATGTACGACGAAAGCAAGCAATTCTTTGCTACTGAAATTGCAAGAATGATGAACGTACCTGCTATCTATGTTTCAGCAGATATGAACTCTTCTTATACATACACAAATGTTCTTGATTCACGCAAAGACTTTGTGGCGTACTCTTTGCAGCCATTTATTTCAGCGATTGAGGACAGACTCAGCCTCGATGACGTAACTGCACATGGAAACGAAATTCGTTTCGATTTAGACAAACAATTTTTACGTCAAGACCCTATGCAGGAACTTCTCGTAATTGAAAAACTTCTTTCCTTAGGCCTAATTACTTTAGAACAGGCAATGGAAATGACAGACCAAACACCTAATGGAAATGGCGGTATGTAATGTCTGAAATGATGACATTTACCCTGGAAGCAGCAGAACTTACTGCTTCAGTAGAGGAAAGAACAATTAGCGGCAAGATTGTTCCAATGGGAACAGGCGAAGTAGGAAATACTTCAGCAGGCGCAGTTATTTTTGAACGCGATTCAATAGAGATACCAGAACCTAAGTCCATCCGCCTTTTGGCGCAACATGACATTAAACAACCTCTGGGTCGCGCTCAATCCTTTGAAACACGTGCAGATGGCGTTTATGCTGTGTTTTCTTTAAGTCGTTCAAGTAAGGCAACAGACTATTTGCTAATGGCGCAAGAAGGTTTAGTTACAGGATTAAGTGTTGGCGTAGAAGTTAAATCTTCAAAGCCTTCACGCAATGGCGTTATGCACGTAACATCAAGTGTTCTACGCGAAGTATCTGCTGTAACAGAACCTGCGTTTAAGTCAGCACAAATCACAAAAATTTCAGCGGAAGATTCTGCACCAGTAGAAGAAAACGTTGAAGAAAACCAACCAACAGAAAGCGAGGCCGTCGTGGAGAATACTCCAGCAGAGGCAACAACTCCTGAGGTCGAAACCCCTGCGGTAGAGGCCTCACGTCCAACAGTTAGCGTTACAAATGTACGCGAGCGTGTTGCACCAATCACTTCAGCACAATATCTAGAAGCAAACATCAAAGCAGCACTTGGTGATGATGATGCACGCCGCACAGTTCGTGCAGCAGATGATTCAACATCAACAAACACTGGTCTAACACTTGCACCACATCTAAATACATTTATCACAGATACTTTCACAGGCCGTCCTGCATTTAATGCAGCAAAGCGTGCAGGATTAACTGAAAGTGGAATGTCATTCACTGTTCCTCGTTTATATACAAACGCTTCATCAAATCCAAACACAGCACCAACAGTTGCAGATACAGATGAAGGTGTAGCACCATCAGAAACTGGGATGACCTCAGCCTATGACACCGTTTCAATAAATAAGTTCAGCGGACTTAACCGTGTGAGTTTTGAACTCATCGACAGAAGTTCTCCTGCATTTATGGAATTATTAATGGGTGAACTTCGGAAAGCATACGAGAAGGCAACAGATACAGCACTTCTTGCAGCATTGACAGCAAATGGAAAACAAGATGATGGTCGTGCGCTTTCAGCATCAGCACTTCAATCATTTATTTCAGTGAACGCAGCAAAGATTTATGGCAACACTGGTGGAGATTATGCATCTGCACTTATTGCATCTCCATCACAATGGGGTCAAATTATGTCTTATGCTGATACAACAGGTCGCGCACTTTACACTGCTGCTTCACCAATGAACCAATCAGGCGCAGTTCGTCCAACATCTGTTGTTGGTGACGTTCTTGGTACAAACCTCATTGTTGACCACAACATCACAACAGGTACAGGCGATAACTCAATGTATCTTGTTGCACCAGATTCAGTTTATGTCTGGGAATCACCAACAACTAACCTACGTGTAAACGTACTTACAACAGGTGAAGTTGAAATCAACCTATACGGATACCTTGCAATTTATGTTGCGAAGGATGGCGGCGGAGTTTACCGCTACAACTTCCAGGCTTAATTCAAGCCAACTAAGTCGCTGGGAGTGGGGCGCAGCCCTTGCCTCACTCCCAGTCTTTAGAAAGGATTAGAAATGTCACTTTGCACAGTTGCAGAACTTCGCTCAGCACTTGGAGTGGGAACGTTGTATAATGACGCAACCCTTCAAACAACATGCGATGCGGCAGATGACGTTCTTCTCCCAATGTTGTGGAATCCACAATGGTATGCAGTAGCACATAGCAACATTGTTGGAGAAGGAACTTTATACTTTGATATTTTAGTAAATGAAATTTTTTATATTGGACAAACTGTAACCATTGCCAATTCTGGCACTAAATACAATGGGTCAAAAACAATCACAGCCGTTGGTGAGAACTCAATTTCAGTTACAACGACCCACACGGTCATTCAGCCTAAACATCCCATTGAACCCTTTGGCTCAGTAACAGCAGAAACTTATACAGACTGGACAGCAGATGATGCAGTTCAGGAAGCAGCACTCATGATTTCCGTTGACATCTGGCAAGCACGTCAAGCCAGCAATTCAGGCGGCGTATCTCCAGACTTTGCACCATCGCCTTACCGCATGGGGAACACACTTATGGCACGCGTTAGAGGATTAATTTCTCACGCGCTTAGCCCTAACTCAATGGTGGGATGATGCCAACAGCATTAACAACCCTACGCACAACTATTGCAAGTGCATTAGTTGATAATGCTCAATGGCAAACTTTTGCGTTTCCACCTGCAACCGTTTTGGCTAACTCTGTCATTGTCGCACCAGATGACCCTTACCTAACGCCTAACAACAACCAGCATAATACAATTGCACCAACTGCCAACTTTAAATTGGTAATCACTGTTCCTTTGTTTGATAACGAAGGAAACCTCAATGGAATTGAAACAGCCTTAGTTGGCGTGTTCAATAAACTCGCAGCGTCATCCTTGACGTATAATGTGGGAGCAATAAGTCAGCCAAGCGTTCTAAACGTGGACTCTGGCTCATTGCTTACTTGCGAGATGTCACTGTCCGTACTAACCACCTGGAGTTAATATGTCCGAATGGGAAAAAGAGAACGAGGCCTTCCTGAAGAAAATCGGGCAGGTAACACCAGCAGCACCAAAACCAGCATCTACTAAGAAAGAAGAGGAATAACCTAAATGGCTGTATTTCTAAATAACAAGGTCGGCGTTAAGGTTAATTCCGTTGACCTTTCTGACCATGTAACATCTGTAACACTTAACCGTCAATTTGACGAACTAGATGTAACTGCAATGGGAGATGGCAGCAGAAAGGCCGTGAAGGGCCTGGAGTCATCTTCTGTAACAATTGATTTTCTAAACGACACAGCAGCAGCAAATGTTCTTGCAACATTGCAGGCTGCATGGGGAACAACTGTTACTCTAGTTCTACTTCAAGAAAAAGGAACAGCAGTATCAGCAACAAATCCTTTGTACACAATGAGCGTCCTAGTCAATGGAACTCAGGATATTAACGGAGCAGTTGGAGATATTGGCGCACAATCAGTAACTTGGAACTGTAACTCAACAGTTGTAGTTGCAACAACAGGCACATTCTAAAAACAAACTAAGGGGCAAAAATGGCAAAGTTAAAAGTAACAAGGGCAGATGGAACAGTTGGGGAATACTCAATTACTCCATTAGTGCAATACGGTTTTGAGATTTACGCTAAGAAAGGTTTTCACAAAGCGTTTATTGAGGACCAAAAGCAAAGCGATATCTTTTGGCTTGCTTGGGAATGTATTCGCAGGTCTGGTGAAACCGTACCGATGTTTGGGGAAAAGTTCATTGAAACTTTGATTGACGTTGAAGTTCTTGATGACGATTCCCCGAACTAGGGCGCGATTCCGTCACCTACCTTATCGCTAAATTAAGCGTGAGGCTAGGAGTCGCGCCACAACATTTGTTAGAACTAGATGAAGTAATGTTGAAGAATCTAATTAAGGTTCTTCAAGACGATGCAAAGGAGATGAGAGATGCCAACAGAAGTCGTGGGCGCTCTCGCTCTTCGTAAAGCATTAAAGCAATATGCGCCTGACTTAGCAACTGAACTACGCAAAGAAGTTGCTGCTGCTTTAAAGCCAGTTGTCACACGCGCACGCGGTTTTGTACCTAGTGACTCAGACATCATGAGCGGATGGCAACGTCGTTCATTCTCTGAAGCAAAGTTTCCTATGTATGATTCAAACATCATACGCAAGGGCATTAGTTACAAAACAAGTCCTAGCCGCGCTAATAGTCGTGGCTTTACTGCGTTAGCATCTATTGAAAACAAATCTGCATTAGGTGCAATTATTGAAACCGCAGGACGTAAAAATCCAGGTGGTCAGCCTTGGGTTGGACCAGGTAAGAATGTTACACAAAAGCGCTATTCACACTCTGTTAATCCCAGAGCAGGCGAACAGTTTATTAAGAACCTTGGCCCAATCTACGGCGAAAAGAAAACAACTGGCATTGGTGATAAGCGTGGTCGTTTAATTTACCGTGCTTGGGATGAAACAAACGGCAAAGTTATTGCCGCTTATTTTAAAGCAGTTGAAAATGTTACTGCTAAATTTAATAAACGCACTTCAATTGTAGATGTAAAGAGAGCAGCATAATGCTTGATGTAGCCAAGATAGCCGTTCAAATCGCCTCGGAGTTCACAGGCTCTAAGGCGTTTAAGCAGGCTGAAACATCTGCCAAAAAACTTGAACGTACAGTTAAGAATCTTGCTAAAGCACTAGGCGTTACATTCTCTGTTGCGGCAGTTGTTAATTTTGGCAAGGCTTCAGTTCGTGCATTTATGGATGCCGAACGCGAGGCCGCCGTACTTAATAACACAATGAAGAACTTAGGCTTGGCATTTGAATCATCTAGAATCACAACATATATAGATAACCTAGGTAAACTCTACGGAGTAACTGGTGACCAAGCCGTTCCTGCAATGCAGGCTCTATTAAGCGCAACAGGTTCAGTTACCAAATCGCAAGAACTAATGAATACTGCAATGAACATTGCAGCAGCCAATAACATTAGCGTTTCTGAAGCGGCTAAAGGTTTAAGCCAGGCATACCTTGGTAATCGCAAGGCGCTCAATCAATACAACACAGGCCTTACAAAAGCAGAATTACAATTAAGGTCCTTTGCTGACATACAGAAGTTACTAGATACTCGCCTTGCTGGCGCTGCAACTGATGCTGCTTCAACTTACTCAGGCCAGTTGTTAATACTTAAAGAGAACGCAGAGCAAGCAAAAGAAGTTATTGGAAAAGGTTTAGTAGATAGTTTTGTTTTACTTGCTGGTGCAGGCTCATTACCTAAGGCAACAGGTGCAATGCAAGATTTCGCCAAGGCAACTTCTGAAGCAACCCTTGGTGCTGCCTCCCTCATTGAAAAACTAAAGACTGGATTCTCTCCAGGCGGTTTTGATTTATCAGGACTTATTCCTGTAATTGGTGGCTATATCGGGCCTGGCGGTGTCTTAGACAAACTAAGAGAAGAAGGCAGAAAACTAGGCGCACAAAAGATGGGAACGCCTGGTGCTATCTCTGGCAAGTTCCCTGGTGGCGCACAGTATTTTGCTTTACAGAAAAAAGCAGACGAAGCGGCAATTAAGCGTGCTAAAGAATTACAAGCAATCGAAAGAAAGCGTTTAGATACCGCCAAGAAACTTGCTGCTGAGCAAGCAAAGAAAGTTGCGTTGGATAAACTTTCAGCCTTCCTTAATAAAGCAAATCAACTTTTTGACATAGACCGTATTCAATTAGCGGCTGCTGCTTTAAGCAAGCAGACTGATGAAGACAAGGTTCGCATTAGATTAAAGCAAGAGATTCTTGACTTAGAGCAAGCAATCAATGATGCTCC